CTAGAATTTGGCCTATACCGCCCAGGGCCAAACACAGTTGGTGGCTTTTCAAAGCAGGCTCCAAGTGGTATGGTGCGGATTAGCATTAACGAAATCAGCCGCGCGCTGCGACTGTAGGAGGTCGAATTATGTCTGACGTTGTTTCTTCTGTTGGCACTATCGTTTCGGTCGCCAACGCATCGCCGGCAACCTATAACGCCGCTGGCTTTGCCGCCCTCACTTGGGTGGCTTGCGGTGAGCTTGCGGAACTGCCGGCCTTTGGCGCGGAAGCCGCGCTTGCCACTCACACCCCGCTGGCGACCGGCATTGTTGCCAAGCGCCGTGGTTCGCTGAATTATGGTAGCGTAGCTTTGACGATGGCCGTGTCGGATGACGATGCTGGTCAGACGATCTTGCAGGACGCTGCCGAAGCGGCTGCCGGCACCGACGCACAGGTTGCGGTCAAGGTGCTGCTGGTGAATGGTGAAATCCAGTATTTCACCGCCCAGGTGATGAGCTATAAGGTGAACGTGGGCAACGCCGACGCCATCACGATGGCCGAAGTGACGCTTGAAATTGATAACAAGGTTATCAAGGTCGCCGCCCCGTAACATTACCGAACGCCAGCGGCTAGGGTAGCACCCGAAAAGCGGATCGCCCGCCGCCTGCCGCTGGCACTTTCGGGCTGACATGAAAGGGCAAACATGGACTTGAACACGCTTAAGGCCGTGAAGGCCGACGAAGGCGCTACGCTGCAACTGGTGCATCCGCAGACCGAAGAACCGCTTGATGGCATGACCATCACGCTCTTGGGCCAGGACAGCGCCGCTTATCGCAAAATCCAGATGGCCAAGCAGCAAATGGCCTTGAACCGTCTTGCCAAGGGCAAGCGGGCAACTGCCGATCTAGACGCCGAAAAGCTGGCGGCTGAGATGATTGACGATCTGGCGAAGCTAACCGTTTCATGGACGGGCTTCGAGTTGGATGGCAAGGCGCTCAAGTGCGAAAAGGCTAATGCGGTGACGGTTTACACCGATTGGCCGTGGATTCGTGAACAGGCGCAGGAGTTTGTGGCAAACCGCGCTAATTTCTTTCGCGGAGACGATTGAAACGCTGTCGATTTACGTCAAGCAAATCGCTTGGCTAAACACCATCCCCGAAAAAGAAAAGCGGCCAAGGCGTGACACGGTGGGCGGCGATCTGCCGCCCATCACCGCTGGCGCTTATTTGCTAGACCTGCTTTTCGAGATTGGCCCAGCCCAGCCGCTTGCTATGAGTAGCCCGGTGGCCATTAGCGAACTTGAGATAGCCGCTTGGCAGACCAATCGCGGCATCAGCCTATCAGCATGGGAGGCCGGCACAATCCGCCGCCTATCGCACGATTACGCTTCGGCGCTGTCTAAGGCCAGTCAGGCATCCTGCCCACCGTTTTATATGTCACCGGAACGCATGACCGCAGATCGGCGCGACAAAATCAGCAAGGCGATGTCGTCCTGGGCTGACAAGGTGAACGATGGTAAGGGCGCTTTGCAAAAATAGCCGCGCTGTGGCATAGATAGCAATGAACAGATTGGGGCTTGCTGAATGGCCGAACTTGCCAGGCTTCGCATTGCAGTAGATAGCACAAGCGCCAAGACCGCCGAACGCGATCTTGAAGGGCTTGCGTCTGCCGCTGGAAATACTGGCCGCGCTGTTGATGCGATGGTTGCTAGCCAAAAGCGCATGACCGAGGCCATGCAAACTGCCCACAAGCCGACGCTTGATGCGGTGCGCTATCTGGATTCACTTAACCGTGAGCTTGAGACGATTGGGAAGTCATCGCTGCAAATCAAGGCGATGGAAATCAAGATGGCCGCTGCGGCGGCTCCCACTGCTGAACTGGCGCGCGAAATTCGCAGCATGGGCGCGGAACTGCTTAAGGCCGAACGTGCGGCCATGACTAGCACACCGCACATCACCAGCATGGGCAACAGCAGCAAGCTGGCCAGCCATCACACGCAAAACTTGGCCTTCCAGTTGCAGGACGTTTTCGTTGGTCTGACAAGCGGCCAAAAGCCAATGACCGTGTTTTTCCAACAGGGCAGCCAAATCGGCCAGATTATGATGCAATCTGGCCTGAGTGTTAAGACATTTGCCGCAGAAGTTGCCGCAATGACGGGCCGCGTTGCGGCGGCTGTTGCGCTGAATCCCGCGTTCCTGGCGTTTGCCGCTGCGGCTGGCACGGCGTTCGTGGCGTTCAAGGATTTTCAGGCGCAGGTCGGCAAGACGGGCGAACTGGAAAAGTTCCAAAAGAGCCTTGGCTTGACCAAAAAGGAATTGAAGGAACTGGAAAAGGAAGTCGGCCCGGCTGCCATCACAATGGGTGATGTGTTCAAGGGGCTGGGCAAGACCATTTCGGACGCTTTGAATTTGGACAAAGCCTTCGACATGTTCAAGAAAGGCTTTTTTGCCACTTTCCGCTTTGTGGCAGAACTGGCCAGCGATGTGGCGGCTGGCATCTATGCGGCGTTTGTCGGCGGCTTTCGCGGCATTGTTGAGGTGTTCAAGAATCTGCCGGCTGTTTTGGGCGATCTGACCATTAGGGCGGTGAACAACGTAAGCCGGGCGATTGAAGTTTTCCTGAATGGCTTTATCGCATCAACGAACACGCTGCTTCGCAAGCTGGGCATGGAAACGATCAAAACGATTGTGGACATTCCCGAACTGGAAAACAAATACAGCGGCGCTGCCAATGCGGCTGGCAAAGCGTTCACCGGCCAGATCAAGCAGGCTTTTGGCGAGGCTAAGGATGGCTTCCGCGCGGCTGGCGACACATTGAGCGCCAACATCATTGACGCCGCCAAGCAGCGTATGGAAGGCGGTGCAGACACGATCCTTGACGAACGCACATTGAAAGCGGCGGCCAAAAAAGCTGGGCAGACGCTTGGCGAGTATATCGCTATCGAAACCGGCCAGGCCATCACGGCGCTGGAAAAGTCGTTCCGGTTTGATGATAGCGTTTTCAAGGACGCTGGCAAGCGCCTGCAAGAAATGGCTGACATTGGCAGCAACGCACGCGCAGAAGCCGCAAGGCAAGCCGACGAAGCTATGCAAAACAGCCTAAACACGTTCAGCGATGTTATGAGCGGCATCGGTGATCTGTTTGGCCAGAAAGTCGGCGGCACTATTGACCGTCTTGGCAATTTGATGAAGCGCACCTTTCCAGAGTTTTCGGCAAGCATGGGCGCGGCATTCAAGGGCATTGGTCAAAGCATTAACGGCGTTCTGGCCGGTTTTGGCACTAACTTGAATCAGCTTGGCGGCGCTGCCTCGTTTGGCTCCACTGTGGGTGGCATTGTTGGCAAAGGCAATCAGGGCGCGCAAATTGGTGGCGCGATTGCTGGCGCTGGCGGCATGGCTATCGGGCAGACGATTGCAGCCCTGGGCAGTGCAGGCGGGCCGATTGGCATGATTATCGGTTCGCTTATTGGCTCTTTGGTCGGCGGTCTGTTCAAGGGCAAAAACAATTTTGCCGATGTGATGTTGTCAGGCACCGGGCCGGGCAGCGTGTTCAATCAGCGCGGCGGCGCACAAAGCACACAGGCTGGTCTACAGCTTGGCGGCGCTTTCAGTCAGCAGTTAAACGCCATTGCAACGGCGCTTGGCGGCACTGTTGCCGGCGGCCAAGGCTTCGGAAGCTTGGGCTTTAGCGGTGAGCAATTTTATTTCAACGCTATGGGCGGCGACTTCAAAGCAGGCGGCGCGCAGAAGTTTGCCAGCGCAGAGGAAGCCGTTGCGGCGGCTATCAAGAACGCTGTCAGCAAGGGCGCGTTTGACGGCCTGAGCGAAAGCAGCAAGATCATCGTTGAAAAGCTGGCCGGCCTTGGCGCTGATGAGATCATGAAGGTGCTGGAACAGATCAGCACCGCCCGCAATGCGCTGGCCGATGCCTATAACCGCGAGGCCGCTGCTATCGGCGCGACGATTGAGAAGTTTCAGGCCATGACGGCCAATCTGCAAGCGTTCCGCGATACGCTGGCACAGCAGTTGATGACGGCGGAAGAAATCTATATTGCCGCCCGCAGCAAGTTTGAGGAAATCAGCCAAGCAGCCATCGCCGGCAATGAGGAAGCGATTGGCCAGCTTGTCGGCGTTAGCCAAAACTATCTGGAAGCGGCAAAGGGCTTCCTAACACCAGAAGAATATAACCGCGAAATTGAAAACGTAATGAAGGCGGTTGATGTTGCTATCGAGCAAAGCAAGTCACTGGAAGCCTACGCGCAGGAACAGCTTGCCGCCCTTAACGCCAGCGTTGATGGGCTGATTACGCTGGATCAAAGCGTTTTGAGCGTGGCGGATGCAATCAAGAACTTGCAAGACGTGATGAAGAACATCAACACCCGCCCGATCAATATCACCGTGACGGGCGGCACCGGATTCCAAACAGAGAGCGGCGGCGGCGATCTGCCCGGCTTCTACAATGGCGGTATGCATAGCGGTGGCTTGCGTCTGGTGGGTGAGAATGGCCCAGAGATCGAATCCACCGGCTCTAGCCGCATCTATAACGCCAACCAGACGGCAGACATCTTGGGCGGCAGCATGACAACGGCTAACCAGATCGCCGCGTTGCGTGATGAGATGCGCGCCAGCCTTTACGCTATCGCCAAAAATACCGGCAAGACGGCCAATCAGCTTGTGCGCTGGGATGGCGACGGCCTGCCGGATGCGAGGGGCTTCTAATGATTATCGTCCAGCCCGTTCCCGTCACTTCTGCAATGGTGACGGCCAGCAATGTCACCATCACTGAAACGCTGTGGACGGCTGGCACCTATACCCTTGGCCAAGAGCGTTATGTTGGCACCCGGCTTTATAAGGTTATCGTTTCCAGCACGACCGACAATCCCACGGTTGGCGTGACGTTAACGCCGCCAAGCTGGCAGGACATTGGCGCAATCAATCGCTTTAAGATGTTCGATCAGGTGGTGAACACGCAGACCACCCGCACCGGCCTTATTGACGTGAGCATATTGCCGGGAACGATCATCAACGCTTTGGCGATGTTTGATCTGAATGGCGTATCGACGACCATCACGATGACTGATCCGGTCGAGGGTGTGGTTTTCACCGAGACAAAAAGCTTGCAAGACAACACCATCATCATTGATTGGTATAGCTATTTCTTTGAGAGCATCACGACGGTATCGGATGTGGTGTTCTTGGGCTTGCCTGCTTATGGCAGTGCGACAACACGCATTCAGGTGGACGCCGGGGCCAGCACCGCAGCCATTGGTGAAGTGGTTATCGGCAAGCAGCGCAACCTTGGCGTGACAAACTTTGGCACCAGCGTTAGCATCCTGGATTATAGCCGCAAGGAAACCGACGAATTTGGCAACACGGTTGTCGAAACACGGCCATTCTCTAAGCGGGCGGATTTTGACGTTACCGTGGAAACGGGTGCCGTTGCCGCTGTGCAAAAGGCTTTGGCTGACATTCGCACAACGCCTACCGTGTTCATTGGTGATGAGGATCGCGCTGAAACCATCGTGTATGGATTTTATCGCGGTTTTAATATAGTTATATCCACGCCAAGCATTTCCGATTGCAGCATTGAAGTTGAGGGCTTGATCTAATGGCCATTACGCCGCTTCCCACGCCGCCCAGCCGGTCACAGTCGCCAGCCACGTTCAGCACGGATGCCGACGCCTTCCTTGGCGCGCTGCCGGATTTTGCTACTGAGGCAAACGCACTGGCGTCTGATGTCAACGCCGATGAGGCTGCGGCTGCTGCAAGCGCAACCGCAGCAGCTAACAGCGCCAACATCGCCGTGGGCGCTGCCAACTATCAGGGCGCATATAGCGCGGGCGTCACCTATCAGATCGGGCAGAGCGTTTCTAGCGGCGGGCGGCAGTGGGTGGCCAAGACCATCAACACAGGCGTCACGCCGGTTGAAGGTGCCAACTGGCTCCTGATCAATGACGGTGACGTGTTGGGGCCTGTGAGCGCCACCAACAACGATTTGGCGGTTTACGATGGCACCACTGGCAAGTTGATTAAGGTTGGCCCAGCGCCCGGCGCAGTTAATAATGTGCTGGTTAGCAATGGGACAACTTGGACAAGCGGTGCCGCACCATCAAGCCCGATTAATTTTCAGCAGAACATCCAGTCAGCCGACTACACGCTTGTGTTGGGCGATGCGGGCAAGCAGATATTTCATCCGGTCGCTGACGCAAACCGCCGCACATACACCATTCCTGCAAACTCCAGCGTTCCCTTTCCGATAGGCACAGTGGTGCTGTTTACTGTAGAAAACAGCGGTACTCGCGTTGTCGTGAATATTAATACCGATACATTGGTTTTTGGCTCCGGGACAACGGGGCCGTTAATTGTGCCTCCAAATAATACATTAATGGCGATTAAAGTTACAGCGACCAAGTGGATGGCAAACTATTTGTATCAGACAGGCAACGCGGTAGTAGACACAACCATTGCCGTAGCGCACGGCACCACGCCATTTATCACAGCTTATTTCTGGTCTGGGGCTGGCTTTGGTGCAAAATACGCTAACCCGGTTACGTTACCTACAGGGGATGGTAACGGTGTAGCGTTTAGCCCCGCAGGCAACGCTATCGCTGTAGCGCACAGTACCACGCCGTTCGTCTCCGCATACCCGTGGTCTGGCGGCGGCTTCGGTACAAAATACACTAACCCGGCTACACTGGTGGGTGACACTGGAAAAGGAGTGGCCTTCAGCCCCGCTGGAAACGCTATCGCTGTAGCGCACAATAACTCACCCCACATTGCCGCTTACCCGTGGTCGGGCTCTGGCTTCGGTACGAAGTTTGCCAATCCAGCCACATTGCCCACAGGGAATGGTAACGGTGTAGCCTTTTCGCCTTCTGGCAACGATATCGCAGTAGCGCACGCCTCTTCGCCCTTCGTTTCCGCATATCCGTGGAGCGGCAGCGGCTTTGGTACTAAATATACCAATCCAGCTACGACGCCTACAAGCACTAGCTTCGGCGTAGCATTCAGTCCCGCTGGGGATGCCATCGCCGTATCGCACGATAATGGGGCCTACGTTACAGCTTACCCTTGGTCTGGGGCTGGCTTTGGTACAAAATACACTAACCCGGTTACGACGCCTACAAATTTAGCCTACAGTGTAGCCTTTAGCCCCGCTGGTAATGCTATTGCCGTATCCCACGCCTCTTCGCCCTTTATCACCGCTTACCCGTGGTCTGCCTCTGGTTTTGGTACTAAATATACCAATCCAGCTACGCTGCCTAGTAACGCTGGCTTCGGCGTAGCATTCAGTCCCGCTGGGGATGCCATCGCCGTATCGCACGCCGTAACCCCTTTTATCACAGCTTATTCGTGGTCTGCCGCTGGCTTCGGTACAAAATACGCAGACCCCGCCACGTTGCCTACTGGTAGTGGTAACGGCGTAGCTTTTACTCTGACCATATAATAGAAAGCATTTATGAAATACACACAACTCCCTATCGCCTACAAATACGACACGCTTGCGGATGCGATTTACGCCCGCGAGGTAGAGTATTTTCACTACGACTTCGACCGCACAAACTTCGAGCATCTACTGGCCAACGCCTCTGACAATGAGTTTGCGGCAAACGTCGCTGAGCGCCTTGATGCCACTCGCAAGCAGATGGCCAACGTCGAGGCTGTCATGGCCGCGCTAAAGTCACAGATCGACGATCAGGCGGCATATGAAGAGGCGGTGGTTCGCGTCACCGCCAAGCGCAAAGCGAAGGAAGCCGAGGGATGATAAACCTCTATTACATTCAAGCCAACGGTGACACGTTCATCCGGCACATTCATGATGTTGAGCCGACATATTGGGATGAAGATAACTTCTGCCGCGTGGCCAATCTGACCCCTGATCGGGTGGAACGCTTTGGCGTCCATCAACTTAAACTGGTCACGCCGCCTTACTTTGATCCTGCCACCCAGAAGCGCGAACATGGCCCGGCGCTGCTGATCGACGGCGTGTGGACGCAGAACTATATTGTCAGTGATCTAACAGCAGAAGAAATTGAGGCCATGCGCCCGCCCATCCCGCAATCCGTCACCATGCGCCAAGCCCGTCTTGCGCTGCTGTCCTACGGCCTGCTGGATGATGTCGAAGCGGTGATCATCACCATGAACGAACCGCAGCGCACACAAACGCAGATCGAATGGGAATATGCCCAGACGGTGGAGCGTGACAACGCGCTTGTTGCGGCACTTGGCCCGGCGCTTGGCCTAGACGATGCGACAATTGACAGCCTGTTCACGCTGGCGGCCACATTGTAAGAGACCGCTAATTGTTGTATTGTTGCGCCAGACAGGAGTTCACGGACATGGCCAGCCCGGTGCATAGCGTTATGGAAGGCATGAAACCGGCAGGCGACATCCTGTCGATTGGCGTTGTGCTGGCCACGCTGGCGTCATGGCTGCCGTCAATCGCCGCTATCTTCACCATCATCTGGACGGCGATTCGCATTTATGAAACGCGCACGGTGCAGCGCCTGCTTGGCAAGGCTACATAATCCGCTGATCGTCGCAGGGCCGTCCTGTCGCAGCTAATGGGTGAGACGTGCCGCGCAATCAACACGATATCGATCCGGCGCGTGATGCCGAAATATATGCGGCTTATGTAGAGGCTGGCAACAGTGGGCGGGCATTGGCCAGAACGGGCCGCTATGGCGGCAAGATGGGCATCCTGTCAGCGGTGCGGCGACACAAGGCAACGCAAGGCGAAGCCTATGGGGCTGGCGGGATCGGGCAAGGTGCGGAACGCGACGGACATGCGCCTTATGTTATCAAGGGCGTTTCAACTTATTTCGATGCAGACGGCAATCAACGCGCCCAATGGGTGAAAACCCGGCTAGATGATGAGCAACGGCAAGAGGCGATCCGCGCGGCAGCGGAAGCCTTGGCCGAAAACATCCCGCCAGCGGAACCCGTTACGCCACCGGCTGCAACGCTGGCCGATCTGCTGAACCTTTACGTTTTCACCGATTACCACGTCGGGATGTTGGCGTGGCACCGCGAGGGCGGCCAAGATTGGGATTTGGCCATTGCTGAAAAACTGATAACAAACGCCTATCGCCATATGATCGACAATGCGCCAGCGGCTAAAATGGGCATCGTCTGCCAGCTTGGCGACTGGTTCCATTATGACAGCTTTAAGCCGCTAACGCCTGCAAGCGGGCATCTGCTAGACGCTGACAGCCGGTTTCCAAAGATGATTGAGGCTGGCGTTCGCATCTTGCGGCGCATCGTCGGCATGGCGCTGGAACGGCATGAGCAAGTGATCGTGCTACATGCTGAGGGCAATCACGATGAGGCTAGTAGCGTCTGGCTTCGCGTCATGTTCAAGGCGTTGTTTGAGAATGAGCCGCGCGTCACGGTTGAGGATAGCCCGCTTCCGTTTTATGCCTATCAGCATGGGGCGGTTATGCTGGCGTTCCATCATGGCCACAAGGTGAAGATGGACGGTTTGCCGGCGCTGTTTGCATCCCAATTCCGTGAAATGTGGGGCAAGACCAAAATGGCTTATGGCCATAGCGGCCACTACCATCACGAAGTCGTCAAAGAGTTTAGCGGCATCAAATGGATGCAGCACCCAACGCTTGCAGCCCGCGATGCCTATGCGGCGCGAGGCGGTTATCATGCAGAGCGGGCGGCCTATGCTATCAGCTATCACGCCAAATATGGCCAAGTCAGCACCTTGACCGTCAAGCCGGAAATGTTTGAGTGAAAGCCCGCATCCCTTGGGAGGCGCTGAAACCAGAAGCCTTTGCCGATCATGCCGACGATGTGGCGATATTGTGGGCGCGCGAGTTTGCGGATGTCGCCAAAAGCGAATTGTTCTGGTTGCGTGGCGTAATTGGCAGCGATGTGCTACAAGGCGCAACGCGCGCCGTAATGGCGCGGGCTTTGAAGCTGGCAGCTTTGGAGGTCGAGCAATGCGATGGCTAACAGAAGCGCGCCAATTAATTGGCACGAGGGAACTTCCCGGCGCTGGGAATAATCCGGTGATCATGTCATGGGGCAACCGCCTTGGTGCGCGAGTGCTGGGCATTGCATACGGGGCGGATTCGGTGCCGTGGTGCGGGCTTTATGCCGCCTGGTGCGTCCATCAGGCTGGCATTGCACCGCCCAAGATTGCCATCCGCGCCAAGGCTTGGGCAACTTGGGGCATTTCGTTGCCATTATCTGCCACGCCACCAATGGGCGCAATCGCTGTCTTTGATCGGCAGGGCGGCGGGCATGTCGGGTTTGTAAATAGCGTCAACGCCGATGGCAGCTTGAACATTCTTGGCGGCAATCAAGGTGATGCCGTAAACGTGCGCCGGTTTACGCGAGACAGGCTCATTGCTTTGCGCTGGCCAGCCGGGCAGCCAATTGGCCCGGCAGCGCGGATTGCAGCAACGGCAGCCGCTAACACAACAGGTGAAGGTTGATGATCGAATATATCAAAGCTAGGTTGCATGAGAAATCCACTTGGGCCGGCTTGCTGGCAATCGTGCTGGCGGTCTCGCTGCTTGTGATCCCGGTGATCATGCCTGCTGATGCTGCGGCGCTGGCCAGCCAGAATGTTCAATGGCTAATCACCGCGCTGTTCGTCGGCGGGCTGGGCGGCGTTGTCTGGCATCGAAAGATTTGACCATGTTCGTGCCAGCCTGGGCCTTGCGTGTCGCGCCGTATGTTGGCGGCTTGCTGCTGATCGTGGCGGCCTATGCGTGGGCCTATGGGCGCGGCGTTGATGCAGAGCGCGGCAAGTGGCAGGCAGTGCAAGCCAAGGCGGCAGAGGTGCAGCGCCAGCGCGAGGTGACATTGCAGGCGCAAGTTGACGCTGCCGGCGTGGCGCTGTCAGAAGCGCAGTCGCGTATTTCTAACAACGCCGGCAAAGCGCAAACCATCACAAGGACGTTTTATGTTCAAAATCCTGCCAGCAATGTTGCTTGTCTTGATGATGGCCGGGTGCAGCACATCACGCAAAGT